ATGGGAAGGCTCAAATTTCAAAATGAAGATGCGTCAAATAGATGGTTTTCCAAACTATGACAAATCTGAATTTACTGATAAGTGTCCTTTAACTGATGATGAGAAGAAACTTGAGGAAATTTGGAAACAACAGTATTCTTTAAATGAGATTGTTGAAGAAAAGAATTTCAAGAACTATGCGGAACTTGAAGCTCGTTTCAATACTGTGATTGCCCATAAGGGAGATGAGTTTGTTGGTAACATTGAGGAGAGTACTAGTGAACCAGTTGCTTCTGGAGAAAAGACTGATGATACTTTGGACTACTTCAAGAAGTTAGCAGAACAAGAATGACTATTATTGACTAGGTAAATTTGTAGTTAATCTTGGAGCTCCAACTACTTTTGGTATTATTCCAACAAAATCACCTGCATTTGTAGTAGATGATGAAGCATTAGTAGTAATTATGATTGGAGAACCGGACTTTTCTTCTTGGAGAGTCCGGTTTTTTTCTTGGATACTATTAAACGTATTCATTTTATCATCTGGACTTTGAGTTGATGACATCCGTTCTGTGAATGCGTCACTCGTCATATCTAAACCACCTGTAGAAGTACGCATCCCTTTAAATGCTGGGCCCGTTAAATCAGCAGGTCCTTTAAGTCCACCAGCTGATTTTATAACTGCCTTTTCAAGTTCTGTTCCTTTTAATGATGCTAGAATTGCCTCACGATCAGGTCCTCTAAGTTGTTTTCTAACTTTGTCTAAAATTGGTTTTTTTGTCCATTTTGATCTGCCTGTTGCACCCTTAAATTTCTTTTCCAAACGAGTTATCCACTTTTTTACTTTAACTTTTTTTGCTGTGTCTACAAGAGTTGGTGTTGTACTAAGAGATTCTGCATCCGATGATAAGTCCTTTCCAGCTGTACCACGCATTTTTTCTACATAATTCACATATTCCATTTCCTGTACAGCAGAACTAGCTCCTTCACCTTTAAATGTTTTTTTATATTCATCAGATGCTGTCCATTCACCTTTGGTCATTATTGTAGCTTCTGTATCGTCTTTGGCCATTGTTCGTTTTTCTAATTCTTCGGCCATGGCTTTAACTAGGGCAGGATCTTTCTTGTCTAATCCAACATGCTTTGCTCCAAATATTGCCATTCTTAAATCATCTGTACCTATTCCTTCAATAGCTTCTTGTGTTTTTGAGTCAACACCTTTATCTCGCATACCAAGTACACCACCTTCTTCTTGAAGTTCATCAAGTGTTGCTAAATTAGATTTAACTCTTGCTTTTTCGTCTTTTGTTTTTGCAACTGTTTCTGTAGCTGGTTGAGTCGTATCTGTATCATCAGTAGGTGTTTCTGCTGCTTTTAAACCAGCCCATTCTAATAAAGAATCAGGCAAAATATAATCACCAAACGGCACCATTCCAATTAGAGATGATACCCATTCTTTTAATTTAGCACCAACCGCTCCAACTGCCTCCATTATGCCTTCACCCGTAATTACATTAGCAGGATCCATTAAAAAATCCCATAACATTTTAAAAGGAGAAATAATAGAGTCCCATGTTTCTTTTAGATCGTTTTTAAACTTGCCCCAATTTTTACTCCAATCGTCTGTCATTGATGTCCATACATTACCAAGCCAATTTGCTATGGGGTCTATAAGGTATGTTCTGAAATCAGTCCATAACATTTTCAAGGCATCCCAAATTGGTGTCCAAAGTTTCATAAAGATGCCACCAAGATTGTCAAATGCTTGTGCCACTCGTTTTCCACCGATCAAGTTAAAAATAGCACCAAGAGCTGCACCAACTAATCCACCAGGAATAGCACCAATTCCCCCAAATGGAAATCCTAGTGCGGCACCAGCTACTGCCCATTTACCCATATTGGCAAACATACCCATCCATCCTTTATTACCAGCAAAGAAACCACCAAGAAAACCAGAAATTTTTGATACTTTCCAATCACCAGACATTGCCAGGCCAGTAAATCCATCAAAAATAGCCATGGCTAAGGCACCAACAATTGCAAGAGGACTAGCTAATCCACCAAGAGCTGCAGCTTTAACACCAAGAAATAGTTTACCAATTAATCCTATACCACCTGCAGCTGCACCACCACCACCAAATAAACTCATAATACCAGTTCCAATAGCAGTACCTATTGCTGAAAGAAAAGCACCACCAGTAAACCAAAGAGCTATACCTCCAAGTATAGTTATTATTGGATGTTCTTTAAAAAAATCCCAGAATGGGCCAGATACAAACTCCCATATACTTTTTATCCATTTGAGAGGAGCAAATAAAAAGAATAATCCACCGGCAATCATTTTCCAATTTTCTGCGAACCAACTTTTCTTGCCTTTTTCTTTCATGCTTTCCCACATATTACCAAGAAAACTTGTTTGTTTTTTCTCATTGTTAGCATCATTTTTCTCTTTTGTTTTTCCTTCTTTCTCATCCTCTGCTGATTCTTTTTCACCACTTGAAACTGCTTCAAGAATTAACTGATTACTGTCTTTTATTTCGTCTAAGAAACCAGCTAATACTCCTATACCAATCTTCTTTTCTGTCACCATTTCACCATTAACTGCTTCTTCTACTGCTGATGGTTCTGATTTTAACTTTGCGGCTTGTACACGAGGATCACTGCCTTTGACCATTAAGTTAGTTTGGTCATCATGCCAACGCAAGGTTTGTTCATTGAATGTAACAGTAGATTCTCTTATATTGTTAAGAGATTTTTCAAGGGGACTGTCACTATGACGAGCTATTGCAGAAGTTTCAAGAATATCACGAATTTCAACAAGAGTTTCTGTTATTATGTCTAATGCCCAATCGTCAGCTGCCCAATTGGATATTTTCTGGGCATGATAGCCAACACCAGACTTATTATTTACTTCAAGGCGAGATTGAGTGTCTTGTGTATGACGTTCAACATTCCATAGAGATTTTTTAACATTTGCTAAGTCGGCTTCTATATTCGACTGCATAGCTCCCCCCGTTGGTTTGGCTATATCCCTGTCTGGATTATATCCGGACTGACGCATCTCTGATCTTTCTGCATAACTTAAATCCATTAGTATTTACCTCTTGTTTTGTTCTCGTTGTATTCTTTCATTTTCTTCTGCTATGTGTTTAATAAGTAGATTAATGTAAACTTCCCTTTCCCACGGAATCATATTTTCTAATTCAGTTAGTGAATATTTGTGGTGTTGCATCATGTTAAAATTTCCTGTTATCATATTCGCTAACGATTCCTGACAAAGGGCTATGCGAAAAAAGAGTTGAGTCCCTCCAATGTTATTTTTTCTTTATAACCACATTCTTTTTTCTCTTTACCTTTGCCTTTGACTTTATTTTTACAATGTAAATTTACATCATGTTTAAGAGCAGGTGATGTTTCAAAGAATTTTGATAGTTTTTGAAACTGAGTATCTGTTAAAGATTCCAGAAAATCATTCATTTCTTTTTCTGTATGGTCTTTTGATGGATATGTAGTTTCTTTATCATAGATGTAATCAATACAAGCTACTATGGTTTTAAATAATCCTTCTATTTCTGGTTTATTATTTGATGTCTGTGCTATTTTTGTTTGTAATGATAAGTTTGGATATTTCATCATTACACCTAGTTCTTCAGTTAGTTTTATATCTTTAGTATGTTCTATTGGAATTTCTAATTCACATTTTGGACATTTGTATTTTAAATCAAGAATTTCTCCTTTTGCTTTTGCTCGTAGTTGGAGAAATATATATTCAATATCAAATGTTGGCATTTCATTTACATCAACATCACCATAGACACAGTTTTCAATTATTTTTTTGGTTGCATCTATAATTTCTTCTGTTTTTTCAGACTCCATAGCTAAGAGAAGAATTTTTTCTTCTTTTACTAGAAAGGGTCTGTACTTAACTTCTTTCTTGCTTGATGGTATTGTTAATGTATATTCTGGTACTGCAATTGTTGGTAATCCCATTTCATTTCACTCCTATATAAAATGATGTTAATATTATTCGTCCTCTTCTTTGGCCGTGACCATATGAAAGGCTCCTCCTCTTGCTGAATCACCATGACCAGGATCAAATCCTGCAGCCTTTAGTGATGAGATTTGATCTGCTCTACTGTATGTATCCCAGTTTCCGTGTCCCTTCATAAATTCTATTTCTGATTGTTGTGTCCATCCAAATTTCCATCCTTCTTTTTGAATTTCAATCATTGGATTTGTTTTGTTTAAGTCTGTTCTGACATTATGAGCATATATTGCTGGTGCTTCTTTAGTTTCTTTTTTAGCGACTGTATGCCAGACAACATCAAAGTAACGATATGTTATTGTTGCATTACAAGTCATAACAGCATCATTAGTTCCGTAGTCTAGTTGAATAGGATCTACTTGTTTTGGATATGCATCATGTAGTGTCCATGTTGCGACATCAACCCCAGAACGATTTTGTTGTGTTACTTTAACTGTACCAACATATTTATTATAATAGTTATGATGATTTGTTCTTTTATTTATTATTGTATCTATCCAATCTTGCCAAAATTTTAGTTGATTTAAATCAGCATCAACATAAAATCCAAGTATCACATCAGAGAATATTTTTTGGTATGCTATAGAACGAAAACCAATGTCTTTATCCGTTGTTGCAATATTATGGCCAGGTATTTGTGCTTGAAAACAACTCATTTGATAAAGAGGTTGTTTATCTGCTTTAATTTTAGAAATCTCTACCTTAAATAGATTTGGCCTAGCAAATCCTTTTGACATTGTTGCTTTAAAATCCATAATAGTCGTAACTGACATCTTATTCTCCGTTATAAATACTAGTGACACACTATATTTATACAACTACTATGAATTATAAGAAATCAATTGGCCGTTATAAGGTACATAATAAAGCAAAATATGTAGCAGATTTGCAAGAAGTGATATATAGATCATCATGGGAGCTTAAGTACATGAAGTATCTGGATCGTCATCCATCTGTATTGGAGTGGGGTTCAGAGAATGTCATTATACCATACTATAACCAGATTGAGAAGAAAAGTAGACGATACTTTGTTGATTTCTATGCTAAAGTAAAGAACGCAGAGGGAGAGATTAAGAAGTATATCATTGAAGTGAAGCCGTTGTGTCAATGTAAACCACCAAAGAAACGAAAGAGAATCTCTATCAAGTATAAGAATGATCTGAAACGATTTATAATGAATCAGGCTAAATGGAAGGCTGCTCGTAAATGGGCAGAGAAACGTGGTATGGAGTTTGTTATTTTAACTGAAAAAGAGTTAGATATTCCATCAAAATCTTATAAATATAAACGAAATGGCAGTAACACTACTTAAAAAATTACGAAAGGTTCCTTTATATCCTGGCGACAAGCCGGGAACTCAAGATGCAGATATATTAGGTGCTCTTGCTGTTGCACAGAGATTTCCTGGCATTAGAAAGTTTTTTCTGAGAACTACAAAAGTTGTAATGCGTGGAAAGGTAAGAAACCTTGCTGATATTGCTGGTTCTCTTGAAATTGAACAAATTGTTCAGGGATTTAGTACAGCTGAAGCTAATGTATATAGTAAGACTCTGGTGAAGCTTGGTTTTCCACGATTGCAAATGTCGCGTGGTAAAGTGATGGGATTTTTATCAGATTCAGCTACTGGTGCAAAACAGGTTGCATCAAAAATTGGAACACCTGTTCAAAGCAAAATACCGAGTAAAAAGATTGTAAATGCTTTAGAACAACATATAGATTTTCTTACTACAGAATCATTTTTTCAGAAAGCACATAGAGCAGCTAAACAAGAAAATCTGATTACGAGAAGTGAAAGAACTAGAGAATTTTATCATGACTATGCAGCTGAACAAGGTGTAAATTATCGTTCAATGCAGATGTTGAGAACAGGTGGTAGTAGAATAAGTGATATGAAATTAGGTCGAATGTATTTTTTTAAATATGCAGCAGAAGCAACAGCAAGTGGTCGTGGAGTCGAGATTAAGAGAGGAAATGTTTATGATGAGTTTCCATTGATATTTTTATTAGCTGAATCATCAGGTTCACTTGAAGGTATTAATTTTCATTATATGACACCAAAAGATAGAATTGTTCTTCTTGGTAGAATGTTTGAATATTTGAATAGTGAAGATTTTGATAATAGAACAAAATTATTTTCTACAAAATTTAGAAGAACAATTAAAAATAATAGACTATTTCGATATGCAAGAGTCTGTTATCGAGAATATAAACCAGGAAGAATAGATTCTAAAATTATTCAAGTGCATCCAATGGATTGGGAGTTAGCTATTACAGTTCCAACAGAACGATTTGTGACACCAAAGGGTGGTCGGGTAGCAAGTAAAAAGATTTGGACTCAAACAAATAAATTAGCAAGGACGTTTTAAATGGCAGA